GGGACTTTGACGGAACCGGCCTTGGGGCTGCCCTCATAGCGGCTGTTGCAGATGACGCCGACCTTCTTGACCAGCGTCGCCCGGAGCTTGAGGTCAACCAGCTTGGAATAACGAACCTGTGCTTCGTGTGCCATAATATTTCCTTTCTATTAGTCGATCTTGATGCCGGGGTTCATTGCCTTGAATGCTGCGGTGACAGCATCGGTGTCGCCGGTGGGCGGAGTGCCGTGCTCTGCACCGCTGGAAACGTGGACGCTGCCGTCCTCCGCGGCCTCGCCGAAAGCCCAGGGGTTAGCCTTCGCGGCTTCTTCCAGAGCCTTGTCGATGTCGGTGGTGCGGTCTTTGGAGGACTTGAGACCGTCCACGTCCAGCAGGGCGCGGACGGCCTTGACGCTGCGGCCCTTCTTGCCCATGATGGCGGTGTTCAGGGCCGAGTCGAAGGCGAAGCCGTCCGCCTGTGCCTGCATATCGCCCCGGAGCTTGGTCAGCTCGGCCTCGTACTCGTCCGGGGTCTTCTTGCCGTCGAACTTGGCGAGGCCGTCCTGCGCAGTCTTGAGCTGGGCCTGTGCGTTTTCGAACTGGGTCTTGAACTGTTCGGCGACGGTCTTCTCGCGGTTGATGTCAGCGCCGTTTTCGCTCATCAGCCAGTTCAACTGTTCGTCGGTAATGCCGGGGAGCTTTGCCTTTACGTCTTCACGCTTCATAAGTAAACCCCTTTCTTTGGGTGAAACTACGGTTTTGTAACGCGGTTCTCCGTCCGCATGTTGCCGGGCAGGGTACGCGCTGCCCGCCGCGATGGCGCCGTATGCAGGACTCGAACCTGCGACAGCCGGTTTTGGAGACCGGTGCTCTGCCAGCTGAGCGAATACGGCATGAAAAAAGCGCCCCTGCCCGGATGGGCAAAGACGCTCGCGGTATTTGGCTGTTAGTCCCAGTCAGCATAGTGCGGACACTTGAGACAGCTTTTGTGGGCTTCATCCCAGCTGCAAGGCGGCTTATCGTCGCCCTTCAGGCAAAGAATATCATCGCCGATGTTGGAAATGTCGAAGCACAAGCCGCAGTCGATTTTTCGGTTGTAAATGGGACAAAACCATTCTTCAAGCTTCACATCATCACGAATGCGGAATTCCATGCTTTTTGACCACCTCCATCAATTTCTTTCCGCCCTCATCCAGCGGGCCGATGCTGGATACATTGCCATCTTGTCCGATGGCAACAAAGCCCAGCTCAGAGTAATAACAGGTCTGTGTACCGTTTCGCTGGGACATTGCGACCTTAGAGGAGCGGATGATGCGTTCGGCATCCATTGGCCCCATACCGCGTTCAGCCCAGCGCTGCAAGACGTGGTCGCTTGCAAAATTTATCTCATTTGGAGCAGACGGGGATTCAATGAGCCGACCTTTCGCCTTTATTGTACCAGCTTCCCGCATTTGCTGCAACTCAGTATTTGCAGCATTGAACCGCTCCTGTTTCCGGGCCGCGTAGCTGGCCTTGCTGCCCTCGCTCCGCCCAAACCCATGCACGCTTGTCCGGGCGCTGTCCACCCTGCCGCCGGTGGCCCGAGTGAAGTCCGCAAGGCTCTGCCGGGCCTGCCTCAGCTTCATGGCGCTGGCGGTGGTGTCAGCCCCGGCGGCGTCCTCGGCCAGATACCGGCGTTTCCACTTGCAGACGGCCCGCTCCCGGGCGCGCTGCATCTGGCTGATCTCGTAGCGGGTGCATTTCTGGCCGTTGTACTCGATGTCCCGGGCGTTGAGGGCTTCAAGGCTTTCCTGCGTCCATGCGGGCGGGCTGCCTAGCTCCGGGAACACCACGAAGAAGGTGTGGCGGGCGTTCCAGCCGCAAAGCCCCGCGCCGGTGCCGTAGCCGGTGGCCGACTCGAAATCCTCGTAGTGCTGGCCCAAGTAGTCCACTGCGCCGCCCCGGTGGTAGTGCCTGCCCTGCCACACGGCATGACTGGGGCGCGCCCCGCCGTGGGCCGTCACCTCGACGAAGCTGGCCCCCATCTCGTCCATCCGGGCCTCCTGCAGCTTTGCGCCGGTCTGGTTCACGCCCGTGAGCACGGCACGGCGGCAGGCCACCTCCAGCGTGTCTCTGTAGCCGCTGGGGTAGGTGACGTAGGGCATGGAGTCGGCAAGGCCGTCCACAGCACGCTTGACGGCGGTCTTGTAGTCGAACGCGCCGCTGCTCACTTGGAGCCATGCCCTGTCCAGTGCCTGCTCAAAAGCCCCGGAGACGGTGTTTGCCGTGGTGGCGGTAAGGTTGGAGAAGCTGCCTGCCGTCTGCCGATAGCCCGCGTTGAGCAGATTCTGCAAGGGCGCTGACTCCTCGAAGAGCGTCGGCTCCTTGCCGTAGTGGAAGTAGATCGCATCCTCGGCTTCCAGTGCAGCGATCGCGGCCTCCTGCATCAGACGGCGTATCTCGGCCTCGCTCTTGCCGGTATACCGGGCCAACAGCTTCACCACATCCTTGCGGACGGCTTCGGTCTGCTGGTAGCGCCAGAGCTGCCAGTTCACCGTCGGTGTCAGGGTGTCCATCTTGCCGATGCGCCGGGCCACGTCCCGCAGGATGTCGTCCTCGGCCTGCTGCCAGAGCAGGATGAGCCGGTCGGGGGCGTGGTCGAGGTAGTCCGGGGCCAGCATCAGGCACCCCCGCCGAAGGTCAGCTCAGGCTGGCGGTTCTCGGCGGCGGCTTCCTCGGCGATGGCCCGGGCCTCGTCTTCGCTGTAGCCCTCAAACTCCATCAGATACCGCCAGAACGGGAACTTCCCGGCGGTGACATAGCCCCAGAACATCTGCTTGCGCTCCTTGGGGTCGGAGATGATGGAATCGTCGAAATCGAAGGTAACAGTGTACTCGCCCGGCCGGGGAACAGCCGCGCCGCTGTGCCATGCGGCATCCAGCAGGACATTCACGGCATAGACCAGGTCGGTGATCGCCGTACCGAGGGCACGCTGCAAGTCCTTGACGGTGGTATAGCTGCGCTGTTTGCTGGAACGGATCTCTTCTGCGGTCTTGTCCACGTTCTGCGGGTCAGACAGGGTGCCGTAGGCAAGGCCGCACTGAAACTCGATGCGCTTGAGCATGGCATCCAGCCCTTTGCGGTAGCTCTCGTCCCGCAGGGTGGGGGCAAACACCTCGTAAAGGTTCCGCCCGCCGGAACTGCTGCCGTTGATCCAGTTGCGGTAAAGGCGCTGTTCCCGCTGGGGCATCGCAAAGCTGCCGTCAGGGTCGGGGCGGAGAGCGGTCTGATCTACATCGAGGGCCAGCTGGCCGCCGCTGTACTCCCAGAGCAATGCACCGTACTGTTCATCGGCATCCCGGATAATGTCCACCGCAGGGGCGTACACGCTGACACCCAGCGGAGAATGCCGGTCAGCTGCGTTGCCCTTGGGGGCCTTGAAATACCCCCACAGCGGCCTATCCACGCCGGTGAACTCTGTGCGAGGGGCCAGTGCGGCCCACTCGGCAACATCGGTCAGGGGGATCTCAATGCCGATGTCGGCACTCGTCATGGAACAAAATGCCTTAACGGTGACAGTATAGTTCCCGTCGGAAAACTCGTGATCTTCCAGCCGGGTGTAGATGCGGCCGCCACGCACCAGATGATCGTAAAAAATAGCCCCGGTCATACGTCCGGAGCTGTCAAAGCGGGTGGGGCAAAAGCAGTCTCCCTGCACCACGTCGATTTGGATGCGGCCCGCCGGGTCGAGGTAGGGCCGGAACAGCACCCCGCCCAGAGCACATCCGTACTCCACAGGAATGCGCAGGTCAGCAATAAAGGGCCTGAGCAGCTCATGGATGCTGTCTGCCCGGGCGCTGCCGGAGACCAGACACTCCATTTCCAGCGTGGTCAGCCGGGCCAGTTCGGCGGCAATGCTCTGGGGCAGGCCCAGACTGTGCAGCGGGTCTTTGCCGCCGTGACACCATGGGCCGCCGGTATCGTACATCTGCGCCCAGAGGGTGATGGCGCTCTCCATAGGGGCAGATACACTGACGCTGATCGGCGTATCTTCCCCGAACCAGAGCCGGGCCTTCTCCCTCAGCCACGAAAGCAGCTTGTCAAACATTACTTGGCTCTCCAATCTGCCCAACGGATGAGCGGGGCGAATATCGTGTAACAGAAATAACGGATGTCGTCCATGGCGTGGTCGTTTTCCTTGACGACCCGGTCTTCTTTCGCCTTATCGTCCCAAGAATACACACCGAACTCCCGGCGGGAATCGGTGCAGCTTTCATGGATCTGGACGAGTCCGGCTTGCATCAGGGAGGCCACGCAGCGGATGCCGTTCAACACATCGTTGTCCGCCGGGATGACCTGATACTTTCCATTCCGCCGGATGGTCTCGATAAAAGACGCGGCAGAGGGGTCTACGCAGACCGCCTGCACATAATATCCTTTTGTCAGCCGTTCCAGATCGGCGTAATGCTCCTCATTGGTGCGCTGCATCCGCTGCTTGCGGCTGTCGAAATAGCTCTCCCGGACACGCAAGGCCCGACCATCGTGGATGACCCACAGGCCCATGGAACAGGGGTTGTGGGTGCCGTAGTCGATGGATACGTAAAACTGGCCGTCGATGCCCGCCGTGCTTCCGTGGAAGAGGTAGGCGTCCGGGCAGAGCGAAAAGAAAGGATAGACCAGACCGGAAGCATTGCACCAATGCCCCAGAATGAAACGGTCATAATAGACCGTCCCGGACAGCTCGTGCTTCAGGTTTTCCACGAACTCCTGCGGGAGGAACGGGTTATCGTCGATGGTGGAGGTCTGACAGAAAATATCCACCTTGGGGTCGTCGATGAACTTTTTCAGGAAATGCTCCTGACTGTCCGGGTTTGCTGTCCCATCAAAATGAGAATGGGGACAGCGCAGACGGGTCTTGAGCATCTGGAACACGTCTTCATCCCAAGTCGTCATCTCGTCGCCGTAGCCGTATTCGATGGTCATGCCCTGAATACGGGCAACGTGCTTTTTGCTGTCCGCACCCAGAATGTGCACCCGGCGGCCAAACAGCCGAGCCGTGTTGTCGCTGCTGATGGTCCCCACAAGGGCCTCTCCCCAGATCTCCCGCATGGGGTCCAGAACATTCCGGCTGAGGGTCCCTTGCGTGTTGCCCAGCATGACGGCCGCCCCCTCGCCCCGCAGGGCCAGAAGGCGCTGGGGAATGACCACGGCATAGTCCAGCCAGCTCTTGCCGGAACCAGTGGCTCCGACTTTCAGATTCCAGCGGTGGGAGCAGGAAGTGAGATATTCTTTCTGTTTAGTCGATAACACTGTCCATCCCTCCCAAGAGCTTGCGTGCTTCGGCCAGCTGATCGGAGGTATCGCCAGACGCGCCGTTGAACATCCCGAGGTGTTTGCCCAGCAGGTCGAGCGCCCGAAGCTTGTCGGCCAGCTTCACCTCCTGCTCAAGACCGTCCTCCCCGAAGGTCTTGACCTTGACCGACTGCACAGCGGCCAGATCATCCGGGGCAGCATCGCTTTTCAGGGAGGCCGTCCGTGCATCGATGAGGTCGCCCGCATTGACAAAGGCTACCTTGGCCAGCTCACGCACCACCCGGTCGGCAGACACGCCGGTGCGACGGCTCTGCTCAGCCTGAAGCTGGGCGATACGGTTTTGAATGCTAAGCTTTGCTAAGAGCTGCGAGCCTTGCTCATTCGCGGTTTTGGGGCTGTATCCGGCGCGGATGGCCGCTTGGGTCGCGTTCAGATCTATCATGTATTCCTCGCAGAAACGCTCCTGCTTGTCGGTCATCCTTACCACCTCTCTTGCATAAAAAATCCCCGCACATTTCTGTGCAGGGTGATTGACGCACATCCGGTGGGGTATCCTTGAACCCACTGCGGATTCCGGGGCCTCCGGTGGTGTGCCGGACTCTCACGGGGAGAAGGAGGGACTCCCATCCGGCACGCCAGCCCCAAGCGGTTTCGCAGGCCATGCGTCAGGCTGTTGCTGCGGCGGGGCGCAGCGTCATGGTGCCGCCCTTGGAATCGAACCGGCCGTGTCTGGTCACACGCGCCGCGCACCAAATTGCGCTCAGGCGGTATAATAGAAGCAGCCCGCACACCATGCGGTCAATCGTCAAGGATGACATGGTGCGGAGGCTGCGTGTATCGGGCGGCCTTTCCGGCTCTGCCGATGGTATCATTTTACACCGGAAGAGAGTGAACGCACAATGAACGGATACTGCACAGTTTCAGAGTTTCAGGTGTTCAATGGCCCGGCGGCGCAGGGCGAAAATGCCACGGGAAGTGAAATTCATGTCTGCGGCTACCTGCTCCCATTTCAGGCAGTCCAGATAGTATTTGCGAAGAGCGCAGTATTCGGCGGAGTCCAGCTGCACAAGCACGGCATCGATCTCCGCAAACAAGGCATCAAGAACTGCCAGCTGCGCGTAGGCACGGCGCTCAGCCTCTTCCTGACGCTCTACTGCCCGGGCGAGGCTCTGCCCATCCTTGCTGCCGCCCGGCGCAGCGCTGAGGTTCTGGGTAGTGTGCCGGGTGGCTTCCTGCGCCTCTGCCAGCCGGTAGGAGAGCCGCTGGTAGAGCTTTTCGGCTTCCCGATAGCGGGAGAGCCAGCTTATTTTCTCTTCGTAGGTCATGCCAGCTCCTCCATCTTGTGCAAATCGATTTTGTCAAGGCTGCCATGCTGCACGATGGAATTTGCGGTATGTACCACTCTGGTCATCCCAAAAAGTATTTCAGAATCGCATTCCGACTCTTTTGCAACCTTGCACAAGATATTGTTGAGTACAATGAGTTCCAGACCGCTCAGCTCTACCGTGGCAGAGCCAGCGTCCTTCTTTACATCATCGCGCTGATTCAATGATTGGATTCGCATTTGTTTGCTCCTTCTGCATGAAACATATCGGTCTGAGCCGTGTATGCCTTGTAGCGTTCTTTCTGCAGGAGGAAATACTCCTGCGAAATTTCAAACCCGGTGAAGTACAAGCCAGCATCATAGGCGGCAATCCGACTACTGCCGCTTCCAACATGAGTGTCAAGAATCATCTGTCCCGGCTTGGCATATTTCTGAAAAATCCAGCTATACAATGCTACCGGTTTCTGAGTCGGGTGGATGCGCTTTTCATTCAGGCTTTTGTTTCCCTGCATGATATGCCCTTCGGAAATGCTCTTGCCCTGCATCATGCCGTTCCACATATACCGGAACAGGCGGACAGAATCAAACAGGTCGGTTGCAGCAATTTCGCAGTCAGAAAACGAAGTCCCGCCGTTGCACTTGTCCCAAACGATTCTGCCGGGTGCAAAGTGATAGTCGAAGTAGTTGCAGCCCCATATGATGTAGTGCTTGCTCACACGAAGCAGCTCGTTGAAGTAATCTTTTCCGGGAACATCCCATTTCGGGGTGATAGGATAGTCGCGGTATACGCCAGTTTTACTGACACGTGAGCCATAATACCCTCGGTGTTCCGGCCCGCTGAAATATGGTGGATCTACCACAGCAAGGTCAAAAAGCTTATCAGGAAAAGCTTTCATTCCCTCCATGCAGTCCAGATTGAAGCAGATGCTTGGTTCTGATTTATGCGCTTCCATCATCACACTCAGATGCTCCTTTCTTTTTCAACGGTCGCCTCCGCCCAGCATTCTTGAGAAAATCGTTCCCGCTCGGCTCGGTACGGTCAACCCGGAGATTCCGTCCGCTGCTGATGGGGTGAAGCCTGCGGTACTCTTCCACAGACCTGCACCCCTGCGCCTCGGTCTCTTCCAGTGCTTTACGGATATACATCCAGCTGTAGGCACCGAGGTCGGCACACCTGCTGATGATGGCCAGCACCAGCTCTTCTCCCAGCCGGTCAGCATATCCGGTCAGTTGGGCTTTCCCTTGGGTGCTCAGCTTGCAGATACGCTGCTCGAACTCCATGACTACGGGGGATGTCGTCTTCGTCGGAGTCGGCTCGGGCGTCGCGTACGCAGACGACGACTGTCTTGTTTTCTTTGTTATCTTTGTTAAGTCTTGGTTAGGAGTTGGTTGATTGCTGGTTGATTGCTTGGTTGAGCCAATAATTTCAGTGTAATTATTTATCGCGATAACGCTGTATCTTGGCCCTGTTTTGCTGGTTATACAGTTGGTTGACTGCAAATGCATAAGTGCCGTCCGAACGGATTGTTCAGACATTCTGAGCTGTTTTGCCAGCTTTGCGCGGCTCGTGACCAGCTCACCGGGGTGGATGGTGATGCCCTGCCACTGCTTTTCCTGCCAGTTTGAGGTGAGCAGCAGGTGGATGAACAGCCGGGCAGTGTTGGGCTCCGAATACCATTCCCAGTCGGTCAGGCCGCGCGGGATGGCAACGAAGCCGCGAGAAGGGTCAATGCCCACGGTCTGACCTCCTTTCGAATGGAATGCCCGTATCGCCAGATAGCACAGCGGCAGCGGTTAGAAGGGGAGGTCGTCACTGTCATCAATGATGGAAAAGCCATCAGAATCGTGTGCTTCTGCGTCGGGGACAGCGACCGGCTGACCATCGGGTGATTTGCGTTCGGCGCGATAGCTCTGGCTGGCAAAACTGGTCTGTTGGGCCTGCGGAGCC